TTTACAATCAAACGATTATCATCTGTTTTTCTGATTATTACATTCGATTGAAATAATCTACCTAATCTATTAAAAATATTATCTGCCATTTTTTACCCCAATAACCAAGTTAAATCTTCTTTTTCACCTCTTATTTCCAATTCCCAAGGATTATCTTTAGGTCTATTTGGTGTCATAACAGGTGTTCTTTCATTTAAGTTTCCAATTGATTCTACTAAACTACTTTGAAATTCATTTCTCTCTGATTGAATACGAATAGCAGTATCTCTAATCCACAATAATATAGAATAAGACATTACTAAATCATCATTGTACCCATCAAGTGCTTCGGTTTTACTATTCTTATATATAAATACAAAAAGTTCATCAATTAATCGTGTTGATTTTAACTTAACCATCTTCTCTCTTGTATATTCTTCCATTTTAGCAACGACTAATGGTTTAGTCTTTAGTGTAGTTGTGAATCCAGGAACTTTATTTTTATCAATATGTCTATATCGATTTGTATGTTGTATTTCATCATCAACAATCAAATGATTTTTTTCTTGATAAAATAAATTTTCATATCCTCTATCTATAATCGTCTGTAGTGTAGCCCAACCTATGTTGTTATTTTCCACTACCAATAGAGCATCATTATATTTTGTGGCTAACTCTATAAGAAAGTTACCAAATTCTGTTGTACCAAGTTGTCCTTTATATTCAGCAACTTGCTCCATTTCTTCCAAATCAAATACTTGTGCCGCACTATAATCAGTACCATCTCCACGAGCAACATCGGCACATATTAAATAATTTCTTGAATAATCTGGATAATTCCATATCCATAAATTTCTATCAAACCCACTTTTTTCCATAGGTTCACAACACATCTTTTCTTTATACCATTCTAATATTCTTGGATCAACAACAGAACGACCAGAACTCAAGAAGTCAGCATCACATTCTTGAGCAGCTTGTGATGGTCCTAATATCTTATTTTGTTCATCTCTCCAAGCTTGATCTCTTTCTGGATGTTCAGACCAATGTAATTTTACTGTACTGAATTTATTCAATCCATCTTTTGCATCTAACCAAGTTTTATGAAACCAATTACCCACACCATTTGGTGTAGATATCGCCAAACATTGACCACCAGTAGCAAGTGTCTGTTGAGCAGCAGTCCATATTGTATCAATTTTTTCAATGAAAGCCGCCTCATCTAATATTAATAAAGATAGTGCTTCTGAACGACCTGCACTTTCATTAGAAGCAATAGCTTTTATTTGTGAACCATTTTTAAATCTTAATGATAGTTTATTATTCTCAATGATAGCTGTTTTTAACCACGCTGGTAAATTATCATACATAATACGAACTTTAGTAACAAGATTTTTAGCGGTATCTTTTGTGGTGGCAATACACAATACATTCTTATCATTATGAAACAACATCAACCATAAAGAATAAGCGGCACTCAAAGTTGATATACCTAATTGTCTTGATTTCAATACAACATTATAATCATGTTCTTGATATTCTTTTAATACATCTTTTTGAAAAGGATATAGTTTGAATTTAATCTTTCCTCGTTGTGGATGTTGAATAATACAATACTGATTAATAAAATATGTTGGATCTTTAACACATTTTAGATAATTCTGTTTTATTGCTTGTTTTAAGTTACTCATATTTTATTTTGACCTTGCTCATGATTAGCAAGTGCTTTTGCTATTGTTTCGTCAAATGCACCTTTACTATTATCTAGTAATTCCATTTCGGCTTCATATTCGGCCAAAACAGTTTCCCATCTTTGAGTTTCCATTTCTTTTACCCAATCTTCCCATTTACCTTTAGTTTTTAAATCAACTTCAAAATTAATCTGACAATGATAACACCTTTGCATTCTATTATATGTGTCTTGGTCGATATCTTTTAATATTAATTTTTCACAATCACTACATTTATCAAATCCTCTTGGTGGTATTTTAGTAATTTGTTTTCTTTTACCATCTTTGATTGTCCAACTACGACCACGAGCATCAGTCCACTCTTCACCTTCTTTTCGTTGATGTGTTGTTTTACCTTCATAACCAATTTGAATAGGGCGGTCATAAATACCCTTTGCCATTTTTTTAATTTTTTCTATATTACTCATCTAAAATACCTTTCCTATCTGTTAACCATTTTTTGTATTGAGTTGGTGTTCCATAAGTTATTTTACCCTTTACAATACTTTCTAAATTTTTTCTTTCCTTATCTGTAAATTTATTACCAACTCTATTCAATACAAAAGCATCTTTTACTTTTGCATTATATATCATAATTTCATTCCATGAAATTTGTTGTTTTTTATTAGCTGGACTTGCAAGGTTTTTCTGTACTAATTTTTTATGTTTTATTAACAACTTATTTGTCATATCAATATAATCTGCTATAACTTTTGATGCCAGTTTATTTTTTGCATCCTCTACTTCTTTATCCCAAGGTTGTTTTCCCTTTGCTTCCCATTCTTCCTCTACCTCATTTTCCATATCTCTATATGCCCAACTATCATTAGGTACATTTTTATTTCTTTTTGCAGCAGATTTAACCAAGTATGGATCACCAAAAACATTTAGTGCAGACACCCATCTACGACCAGTTTTATCAGGTGCACTTCCTAAATCCTGAAAACTTTTAGCCAGTAAAGTTCCCTCTACTTGTAGTATAATACCACCCTCTGTCCAAATACCTTTTCCTTTACCAAGTAGATTTGATGCACTTGCACGATTAAATGTTGACATAGATTTTTTTGTACCTAACATATGTTTTACACCATCGAGATGAGATACACCAGTAACATGAAAAGCAGTTATTGGTAGTTTACCAATTACTTTACTCATTATCTTTGGATAAATAGGAACATCATCTTGTGAAAGAACATATCTTAACGCTTCTCGTGTATGTTTTGGATACCACTTATCACCAATGTATTCGCCTTCTAATAATATGTCTTTTAGTTTAATCATTAGAATGTCATCATACCTGTTATTTGGTTAATAGGAGCAAAAGCACCTGTAAATTTATAAGTGTTTCCATTGTATTTAAAAACCAATCCTTCTGTTGGAACAACTGCACTTAATCCACCAATAGAATCTAATTTACTTAATTGTTGTTGAAGTTTATTTAACTTCTTTAAGTTCCCACCACTTCTTACATCTGATATTGCTGATTTTAATTTCTTTCTTATTGATTGTACAGATTTTGCTGGATTAACAGCTAACCACCCATCAATATTTTTCATTATCTCTGCACCCACCTCAAAGAACAATTCTTCAAATGGTTTCATATTATTTTGTGTCATTTTTAAATGGTCAATTTTATCAGTAGTCAATACCCAATCTAAAAACTTATCATTTTTAATTGTAGCTTTCATATCTCTTACTGAGTATGATTTGTCAAAGAAAGCCCATCTCATTGTAAGTCTTTTAAGAATATTTGTCGGTATCTTATATTTAAATTGTTTCGTGGCATTAAAAATATATTCTTCCCAAAATCGTTGGTGATATAAAGCGAGTGTATCATTATCTTTTAAAGCAAATTGACTTTGTAATTTTGATAAACGACTTTGATATTTCTTTTTCATTTTTCCAAAATCTTGGTGTTTAGGTACAGTAATAAAATTTGGTTTTGATATTTTGTAATGTTTTTGGACATGTTGATTGACTTGTTTTATCATACCTCGTAACATTCTTGCACTATCTTTTGCGTGACCAATTGGTTTACCACTATCATCATATTCTGTTGCACCATGAAAAATTATTTCTGTTAAATCATAATTAATCACATTCTCACTAGCCGGCCACAACACTTCTAAACTCATCCACTTACTACCATTACCAAAAATTTTATCTTGTTGTTTTTTAGACAAAGCACCAATCGCTTTATTTAAGTCTCTTACTGCATATACAAAAGCATTTCGTATATCACCTCGTCCTTTAAATTTACTCTGTACATCTTTTATGCCTAAGGCAGTCTCACCTTTATTTTTTAAATGTCCTTTGTTACGAGCAGTAATTAGTTTACCATCTCTCCAACTAATCATCAAATTTTGACCATCTGTTTTTTCAGTTACATTATCTTCACGACTTAACTGACCACCTAATCCTAATTCAATTATCTTTTTTAAATCTTTAAAAGTCAAATCTTTATCATCAAATGGATGATTCATATGACCATAAGCTCCTCCCATTAATAATAACTCCTTACCGTTTCTTTCTAAATTACTTGTTAATGATAATACCTCTTTTACAATTGTCAATTCATCATGTTGAGCATCATCTTTTCTTTCTTCAGTTTCATCTGGATTTTCACCTTCTATTTCTTTTTGTGTTTTTGAACTATCCTTTACAGCTACACTCCTTTGTTTTTTCAAATCATCAACATAATTATATTCTTGATTTGATAAAATCTTATCAATATGACTTAACCATTTAGACCATAATTTACTACCAACAAAGGTTTCAATATTATTTGGTTTAGGTATTCCCACACCAGCAGGTCCATAAGAAACCGAATCAATAGGTCCATCTGGAGTTCCATTGTATGTTGGAAAAACAGTATTTTGACTATTATAAACATCATCATCAATTAAATGTTTTGTTATTTCCCAACCTAATTTACCAGCATCACTATTACCTCTATTTTTATATGCCGATAGACTTTGAAGAAAACCTGGTCCGTCATCTACTGATTGTAAATCTCCTGTAAAACTCTCCAATAAACCAACATATGCTTCAAATAATTTTCTAAATTTATTTGTCATCATATTATACAAACCTTTATCGTAATATCCAAATGTTTTTTTGAAAAACTTTATCTTTTCTTTATCATCATATTTTGGATTACCTAACATATCTCTTGTTTTTGTTCCACTTATGTTTCCAAATTGTGGAGCAGTAACAAAATATCCATGTTCCTCATATCCTTTGATATCACCTTTACTCTTTTTGTAGTCTTGAAAGTATTTACCACCTTTTAATCTACCAGCATCTTTTTGTCCAAATGCGTATACTACAGCAGTTGTGTCTTTATCAAATTTAGATAACAAGTTCTTTGCTACATAAGGTGATTTCTCTTGTATAATTCTATTTTTTGGAATACCTACTTTTACCATATGTCTAACTTTTTCTTTAAAGTTCATAGGATGACGAGGTGGTTTTTTTATATCTGATGTGGTTATATAAGCTTCATCAACTTGTTTTGATAACCATTTATATGTAGCGAGATGTCCACTATGAAATGGTTGAAATCTACCACCGAATACACCGATTACTTTTTTAATTTTAGTTGGTTCTTCATTTACCTTTTTATAACCACTCATTGAATTGGTTTTATTCTTTTTGACTTTCTTCCTTGATGGTTCACCTTGTATTACACCGTCACCACCTACAATTCCTTCTTCATCAAATATATTAACTTGTTTATGAATTCTAAATGTAGTGGCTTTTCTTCCATTTATTGTTGGCATACCATGTTTATCTTTACCAATACTTTTGACTTTCATCTTTTTGTTTTTAAATTTACCAACAAGAATAGTATCACCAACTTTAATTGGTATATTGATATCCTCTTTCATTATCTTTTGTTTCTTTATCCAATTCTTACCACGATAATTTTTAACTGGTTTTTTAATAAAACTACCAATACCTTTTTTAACCAACATATTAAACTTCTTCATAGCGGCATCTTCATCTAAAGTTTTTGAATTATCCACCATCATAAAGTTAGCATTTCCAAACAACCCTTGAAATGATATTTTGTTTTTTTGTACATCTTTCCAACTATCTTCTACTAACTCAGGACTTAATTTTCTTGGTCTTTCCATATTTCGTTTTTGTGCAACTTCTAATTCTGTATGAACAAATACCATAAAACAATCATATCCGATTTCTTCTAACTCTCTTTTTTTCTTTAATATTGATCCATACTTATGTCCTGTACCATCAATAATCATTCCCAATCGACCTTCCATATATAATTTTTTACGGGCTTTTGTTAATTCTTTTGCTCTTGTTCTTAATCCACTATAATCCTCGTAATCAGGATCAGTAAGTTGTCGAAATAATTCTTCTGGCATATCATCTAAGTCTGTACCAAATCCATATTTCTTTAACATACGAGTTAATTCTTTATCCTGATTGACAAGTTTTAATCCATAAGCTGATACATTAACTTTCTTTGGTATTCCAAATAATCCTTGACTAACAAAACCTTTACCACTTCCAGGACCACCAGCAAGAAATACTGCTTTTAAAATACCAGGATCATTAATTCCTTCTTGAAGTATTGGTTTAGTTATTTCTTCTACTAATTTCTTTAAACTCATGCCTTTAATTCCAAAGTAACTCTTAGATTATCTTCAATAGGATGTGGTAATGAATCTACATCATAATATCCCCATTCAGTATGTTCATGGTCAAGTTTTGGTTCGGGTTTATTTGGTAATTCAATCATATACAATGCCGTAATCCTATTATACTTAGAGTCTTTTAATGTATCTAAATATACTAAAGAATTGATGTCAATGTCAAGCATTGTTTCTTCTTTAAATTCACGATGAGCACCTTGAATCATTTTTTCGCCTTTTTCAACATGTCCCATTGGTACTGCCCAAAAATTAGGATACTTTCCTGCGTTTTCAGCACGGCGAACTAATAATACTTGACCTTCTGATTTGACAACCACTCCACCAATTCGTTTTGGTTTTCTTACTTCAAGTTCAAGTAAATCAAGTAATTTTGGTATAGACATAGATATTCTCCTACATCTATAAATATAACATTCTATACTTCAAGTCCTCTCCTAAACCAACCAAAGTAAAATTTTTCTAGGTCTGGTTTGCGAGTAACTAAATCTGCATAATACTTAATACGATAGGCTCTTACTCTTTGTAATTCTACACCATTTAAAGCACCAATTGTTTTTGGTCCTAATCCACCATCTACTTTTAAATTAGCACCTTTGGCATTGGCTGCTTGTTGTAGAATTTTTACAGCTCTACCTCTACCTTGATTAATACACATATCAAAATAAATGTGTTTTAATTCATCAGGTAATTGTGGAACTCTATTTTTCATCCAATAGTCTTGATAGTAGATTTCTTTAGCACCCTCTTCGGTAAGATTTTTAATATCCACATCAGGATGACTTCTTTTAGCTATGCCAAAATTAGTCTCTCCTCCTGGATCGACTGGATCGTTTACATATCCACCTTCGTGTTTTAACACGACTTTTATTATATCATCAAACATAGTTAACATTATTTTTCTCCTGTACATACATAATTATATTCCAAACCTTTGTTTTTGTGCGTTATAGTTTTGTAATACTT